AAGCAAAAACCCCCACCACCGGCTCCAAAGAACCAGACCCGGAGCCATGCCTTCACAACGGCGATACGTTGGGCCATACACGGCGCAACTTCCTCCTCGCCCCCCATGGAGCCGCAGGGCTTCTAAAAGCGCATACGCGACCTCCTGTTGGCGGTGTCGGCCAAGCGCGCTTGATAAGTCTCCATCCTCACCTCACTAAACCCATCCGAAATAAAAAAAAGGCCTGCAGAGCGGCATCGCCACTCTGCAGGCCCGGTGTTGTTTATAGCAATAATGCCAACGCTGACAGGACTTCGGCCAGCCTGCCTTCCTGCTTGGTTTCAATGAAAAAGCCGCTGGCAGCAAGCGTATTTACGAAACCCACCAAACTCGCAGTGTTTCGGGTCAACCGGCTCATGTTTGTGGATACCACACCGTCTGCCTTATGTTTCCGTGCTGCACGCTGGATTTGAACGAGCCCTTTTTGCTTGGGGCAGCGGAACAGCCTGCGCAGTATATTGTGTTCTCGCGCCCCAGAAACCGTCTCGCAGATAATGTGAACCACATCATAACCTTTCTCTTTGCAATACTTTAGTAGGCACTGGCACTGATATTCTAACGCCTGCCTGTCATCCCGAGCTACTCGGCAATAAACGATGACCCGTGGGCTCTCTTTGAGTTGTGCTTCGGTGGCCACCCGGCAATAACCCGCTACCCTGCATTTACGCATCTTCTCTCAGCCTCCAGTTTCATTTTTTTGCGTGTGCCGCCCCGGAATATGAAGGTAACCACATCTCCGGCACCGACGAGCACCGATTCCACGGTGTTGTACCAAAGTTCCTCGTCGAACTCGGTGAGAATGTCTTTTTGCCCATCCAGCTCGGCAAAGAACCATTCGATTTCCGCGCGGCGGGCAAGGCGGGACTGCTGTTCGTTTTCCAAAGCATCCAGCTTATCCTTGGTCGCGTCGTACCTGTCGACCAGCGTCTCATACCGCCGCTGGTACTCATTCTGATCCTGTGCAAAGGCGGTATTGTCCGCGACAGCCTTTTTCAACATCTCCATGACCACCGCGCATTCGTCTTTGAGCGTCGCCATCTCGCGGTCAATATCCGTGGTATCGGTAAGCAGGTCAAGAATCATTTGAGCATCCTCGCGCAGCTCCTCCCGATTGATGAAAGCCCGGTTGAACACCTCCACGAATGCCTGCTGGAGCGCGTCCTCGTGTACATGCCGCGTACCGCAGGCGTGACCGTCCTTATGCCTATGGAAGCATCGCCAAACTGTGCGGGCATATTTGGTGCCGGTGTGCCATTGCTTGCTACCCAGATAATCTCCGCACTCGGCGCATAGCAGCTTGCCAGAGAAAGGGCCGGTGCCGCAAGGCTGTTGTATCATGGCATCACGGCGGTCAAATTCGGCCTGAGCCATGGCGAATACCTCCGGGCTGATGATGGCAGGATGGCTGTTCTTGACATAATATTGCGGAACTTCGCCCTCATTTTTCTTGACCGTTTTGGTGAGGAAATCCACTGTGAAGGTCTTTTGCAGGATGGCATCGCCCATATATTTCTCGTTGGTGAGGATGCTGATAATGGTGCCGACATACCATCGCTTTTTCCCGGCAGGTGAAGGAACGCCTTCGTCCTCGAGGTATTTTCTGATGGCGTTATAGGTGCGGCCCTGCAGGAACAGCTTGTAAATCAACCGGACGATTTTTGCCTCTGCATGAACAATTTCCGGCAGGTTGTTGACTCCCTTTTTGTAACCGAGGAACTGCTTATATGGCAGGCTGACCTTGCCGTCCGCAAACCGCTTACGCTGGCCCCAAGTCACGTTCTCAGAAATGGAGCGGCTTTCTTCTTGCGCCAGCGAGCTCATAATGGTGAGGACGACCTCAACCTTGGGGTCAAGGGTGTATAGGTTTTCCTTCTCGAAGTAGACCTCCACGCCCTTGGCCTTGAGCTTGCGCACGGTGGTGAGCGTGTCGACGGTGTTCCGGGCGAACCGGCTGATGGATTTTGTGATAATCAGGTCGATTTCGCCATTGAGGGCCATTTTGATCATTCTGTTGAAATCATCCCGGCCCTTGGTGGTGGTGCCGGAGCGGTCTTTATCCGCGAACATCCCGGCAAAAATCCACTCGTCTTTGGACTTGATATAGTTGGTGTAGTAGTCCTTTTGGGCATCGTAGCTGGTGAGCTGTTCCGGGTCGTCGGTAGAAACGCGGGCGTAGGCTGCCACGCGCTTTTTCTGTGTCATGGACAGGACATTGTTCAAAGCCGCCTGCGCCACGGTCGGTGGAATAACTGTAACGGAACGAGGTGTCATCATGCGCGCCGCCTCCTTTGCCGATTGATCTCATGCATCTGCTGGCGGCCCCGTTCCCGTTGTTCGAGGGTGACCTGTTCGCTGGCGCGGCGGCGCATCTCGGGGGTCCAGCTTTCGCTGCGGGAGCGATCCTCCCAGACCCGTTCGACGGTGATGCCATCCTTGAATACAAAGAGCAGATGGTTGAACGACGGTACCTCGATGCGTTCGATCCGGGCCGAGAAGACCTCCTCGTCAAACTCCCGAAGGCCGAGGGCCGACGTGGTCTCTGCAATGAGGTCCTCATTGGGGATTTGTTTCGTGAGGCATGCCGCGCTGCCCATGGTCAGGTAGGTGGTGCAGTTCCACGACACTTTGCCGTGGGTAGTCTTGCGCTTGTATTTCTTGCCGCACAGAGGGCAAAGGATCATGCCGCTGAAAGGGTAACGGCTGGTGCTGTCTCCCTTGTTCATGAACCGTGAGCGGCGCTTCGCCATAATCTGCTGCGCCTTCTCAAAAACACCCGGTTCCACAATGGCCGGGTGTGTAGCCTCAGCGTAGTATTGGGGGAGCAAGCCGATGTTGCGGGACTTCTTCTTCGATAAGTGATCCACGATGTAGGTCTTTTGCAAAAGGGCGTTCCCGGCGTATTTTTCGTTTTTGAGGATGTCGGCTACGGCGTGGGTCACCCACTGACCCCCGCGAATCTTCTCCACACCCATCTCACGCAGCCGTTTGGCTATCTTGCTACAGCCGATGCCCTCGTTCACATACCAGTCGAAAATCATCCGCACAATTTTTGCCTCGTGCTCAACAATTTCCATGAGGCCCTTCCGGATGCTGTATCCGTACATGAAGCGGAGGGTTACCAGTTCTCCCAGCGCAAACCGCTTGCGGATGCGCCATTTGCAATTCTCGGAGGCCGACCGGCTCTCTTCCTGCGCATAAGAAGCGAGGATGGTGAGCATCAGCTCGCCATCCTCGGATATAGAGTGGATATTCTCTTTTTCGAAGTAGACGTCGACCCCGAGCTCTTTGAGTTCTCTCACGGTTTCCAACAGAGTGACCGTGTTTCTCGCAAAGCGTGTAATGGATTTTGTAATGATGAGGTCGATTTTCCTAGCCCGGCACGCTGCCAGCATATCTTGGAACCCAGAGCGTGTATCCTTGGTGCCGGTCACCGCTTCATCGACAAAGACTCCGGCGAAAACCCATCCTTTCTGCCGCTGGATGTAGTCGTTGTAGTAACTTACCTGCGCAGATAGAGAGTGGAGCATGGCATCTTTGCCGGAGGAAACTCTCGCGTACCCGGCAGCCCTGATGAGTTTCGGCGCGGGCGGTGCCAGAGGTTGTATCAGTGTTATGGTCCGCTGCATAAAAGCTCTCCTTTCATAAGTTTTGGGTGTTGACATGTTCGCTCTTAAGCGCGAAACAGTCAAGTGAATTCAGCTACAATTCACCCAAAACGGGGCCGTATTTCTGCACAAACATTTCCTTGATTTTTGCGTACTCTTGTGCAGTAATCAGACCCTTGGAGAGCATCGCCTTTGCCAGCGCGAGGGCCGCGTGAAAGCGCCGCTCATTGGTATCCAACACAGCATTCACGACGACACCCCCTTGCCGAAACGAGACGCAAAGTAGCAATCGCGGCTGCAGTATTTACGCTTTTGGAAGGGATAACTCATGAAGAGCGTTCCACAGCAGGCGCAGGTAGTCGGCACAGCCTTCTGGCTTTTGGCCACCCTGTGCGCATTCCACCAATGGTCGCAGCAGGCGTCGCTACAGAATTTCCGCGACTTCAACTTCGGATTTTGCGCGAGGGACTTTCCACAGTGTTTGCATTTTTCTTTGTCCTCTTCGTTCCCCGTCTCTTTGGAAGTGGACGACAGGCGGCAGCGGCGAAGGTACGATTTGACCGTATTTACAGAAAGACCGAGAGCATCGGCAATCTGCGACGGGCTCGCCCCTTGGCTGCGCATGACCTGTACGTTCTGCTTTTGGATGCCAGTCATGGCGCTCACCTCCATTTGGGGATAAAAAAAGAGAGGAGGCGGCCAATGTAGACCGTTGAGCACCTCCTCTCATCATCAAAAATATTCAGTTTTCGGCTCGATCCCCTTATTTCGCAGGGATTTTCAAGACCTGCCCGGTCTTTATCAAGTCGGAAGCAAGGCCGTTAAGCGCCTGTATCTCTTTATACCGAGCTCCGCTGCCGAGCTTGGCGGCGGCGATGCCCCAGAGCGTGTCACCCTTTTTCACGGTATAGGTGATAGTGCCGCCCGAGCCGCTCACCAGCGTCAGCACATCAAGATCAACCCATGTGTTGATACCGGGCTCCTCAGCACCGCCCGACTTCTTGACCTTTTTACCGAGCAGCACACAGGATTTCTTGCCCTTGGTGACGGGCTTGCCGCCAGAGGTCACCTGTGTCACCCGGTGGTAATAGTCGGAAATGACCCAACCGGGAATCTCCTTGCTGCCGGGGTAGTAGCGTGCGGTGCCAGCCTTGAACTCCACGAGTGCGCCCTCCCCAATTGTACCGGGAGTTGGCGCGGGCTCCGGTTCCGGCTTGGGATCGACAGCACCGCCACTGGCCAGTGCTTTCTTGACGGCAGCCCGGAAGGTATCCATCGATTCGCCGTGCTTGGGAAACCAATGCATAACATCCCCGTGATTAGAAGCGATGCCCTTCTTATATCCCTCGCTGTGGCAGATAATGTTACCTTCATTCAGTCCGTACATTTTGCAGAGCATCACGCATAGCTCCACGGCATTTTTCCAAACCGCCCGGAAGTACGCCTCGTTCTTCGCCACGTCATAGCCGACCATGGTGGCTCCACCGCTGTATTTGAAACCCGCCGGTTCGCAGATTTCAAACCCAATATGGGTGTTGTTGGCGGTACCCCCAGCGTGCCAGCCGCGATGGTTCCACGGCAGGTATTGGCAGACCTCTTTATCATCGAGAAAAGCGTGGACGCACACCTGCCGGTCTGTTTCTCCCTTGGCGTAGGACTTGTTCCAGCGCGAAAACCAGTCGGCGGCCATTATTCCGGGGGTCGCGGTGGAGTGGACCATAATACCTGAGGGCATAATTTTGCGATTGGCAGTATAGCAGTCGTTCCGTGTCATGTAATTTACAGTCAATTTCATGGTAGGCTCTCCTTTGTTTTCAGCCTCCTCGTCGGGAAAAACGGAACCGCCACTGCCGTAATCTCCGACAATGGCGGTTCCGTCATAATAAAAAGCGAGGGTTTGTGTGTAGGGAACGCCGTTCTTAGCCGCCCACATTGCGCCGATTTGACTGAGGCCGATGCCGTGGCTGGCCTTGGTTTGCTTCTCGACATTGGCGGCAGCGTCCCATTCGTCGGTTTTGTTCACATAATAGGGATAGTGCTTACTCCACACATCGCCGCTACGCTTGGTCAATCCGCCGTTGGAGGCGGAGTAGAAACAGTCGATAATGGAGCCGTCGTAGCAGAGCACCTGCCCGCGTGTTTCCTCAATGGCCTGCCTGCTGCGCGGGCTCTTGGCCGCGAGACTATAGCGGTAGGCTTGAAACGAGACCAGCTATTAAATGTCAAGAGGATAAATGAAAGATCTTGACTAAAGATAGAAACGCACCTTGACAGTAGAATATTGGACAAAGAGC